CAACTATCACAACATTTAGAAAACTATTGCACAAGTAGAACTGCAGAAGGTGCAACAAAAGAAGATATGGAATCTGGTAACGTGTGGAACAAGGGTGGCTATCATCACTTCATATTTGGTGAGTTCTTCCATAAATTTTTACACAGACATAAGTGGTCAGAGAAATATGATGTTACAAATTTTTTACTTACCGAACATTGTAATTGTGAGGTTGCAAGAATGACGATAGGTAAAAAGAAAATATCTGTTATAAAGTTAAAAGAATTTGAAAAAGAAGATATGAAAATAAAAGAAAGAGTATTTAAACAGGAGGACGCATTTTGAAAACTATTGTCTTGGGTCCACCTGGTACGGGTAAAACAACCACATTACTTAATGAAGTAGATAAGTATTTAAAACAAACTGATCCAGATAAGATTGGTTACTTCTCTTTTACACAAAAAGCTGCACACGAAGCGAGAGATCGAGCTATGTCTAAGTTTAATTTTAGTGAAGATGACCTACCATATTTTAGAACATTGCACTCATTAGCATTTAGAAGACTGGGTATAAAGAAAGATGATGTAATGCAGAAGAGACACTACGAAGATTTAGGTCGAAAGATGCATTTGATATTAGATTATCATGAATATGATAATGAGCATTCTGGTTTATTTACAACCAAAAGTGATTTACTCCGTATTGTACAGATTGCAAGACTAAGGGGTATTACACCAGAACAGCAATACAACTTAAAAGAACATACACAAGATATAAAAGTAAAAGACTTAAAACAATTTGTATCTGATCTAGCACAATACAAAAAAGATTATAACTTAATTGATTTTACAGACATGATTACAGAGTTTGTGAAGATGGATAGATCTCCACGATTTGACGTAGTGTTTATAGATGAAGCACAAGACTTGTCACAAACACAATGGGGCATGGCAAAATCTATTTGGGATAAGACACAAGATACATTTATTGCAGGTGACGATGATCAAGCTATATTTAGATGGGCAGGTGCTGACGTAGATAGTTTTATAGCGCAGACGGGAAAGGTGATGCAATTAACACAGTCATACCGAATACCGCAGGTAGTTCACGATGTTGCTTCAAAGATAGTAAGCAAGATACAACATAGATTACCAAAAGAGTGGAGACCAAAAACGCAAAGAGGTTTACTTTCATATTATGATGACTTTGAACAAGTTAACATGAAACAAGGAAATTGGCTAGTGCTAGCTAGAACTAGGTTTATGTTAAACGATATTGAAGAAAAATTATACTCGCAAGGATTGTATTACGAGAACAAATTTAAAACAAATAAAGAACATGACTTGTACAAAGCAATAAACGATTGGGAGAATGTGCGTAAGGGTGTGGATATAAATTATGATCAAGTTATAAGAATTGCATCTTATATGTCTCCAAAACATTTTCAAAAAGAAGAATTAAAATATTTAGACAAGGACTCTAGTTATAGTATGCAAGACTTGCGTAGTAACAAGGGTTTAAAAACAGAGGATGTGTGGTACAATGCTTTTGATGAAGCCCCACAAAAGAAAGTTAGATACATTAGACGTATGAGAGAAAATGGTGAGAAATTAAATTCTACTCCAAGAATTGTTTTATCAACAATACACGGAGTGAAAGGTGGTGAGCAGGATAACGTGGTTCTCCTGACAGATCTATCAAGAAACACATTAAGAAACTACGAACTAAATCCTGATGATGAGAATAGATTATTCTATGTTGGTGCAACTAGAACTAAAACTCATTTACATATCATCAGACCAAAAGATAATTATAAAGGATATAAAATATGAAAACAGAACAAGCGTTACAACTAGCAAAAGAATTAATTGCTGGACCTAGAGCAAAGACTTACGGAGATAAAATAAGAAATCATTGCAACATAGCAAAACTATGGACAGCATATTTAGACAAAGAGATTACAGCGCACGATGCTGCTGTGATGATGGCTTTGTTAAAAGTTGCTAGAACAAAATTTGGTGCGCCAACTGAAGATACTTATGTTGATGCTGCTGCATACATGGCGATAGCCGGTGAATGTAAACATGAGGGTGATGATGCAGATACCGATATTTAAACCTCAAACAGAGTGGATACCACCAACAGACTTTCCTGATCTAGGTAAGTATGATGAGATTGCTATCGACTTAGAAACCAAAGACCCAAACTTAAATAAAAGAATGGGATCTGGTTCTGTTATAGGTGAAGGTGATGTTGTGGGTGTATCATTAGCAACACACGATTGGTGTGCATATTATCCTATCGCACACGAAGGCGGCGGTAATATGGATCGTAAAATGGTTTTAAAATGGTTGCAGGATCAACTAAATACACCAGCCACTAAAATATTTCACAATGCAATGTATGACGTATGTTGGTTAAGAGCGTTAGGTTTAAAAATAAATGGAACGATTGTAGATACAATGATAGCTGCATCGTTAATAGATGAGAATAGATTTAGATATGATTTAAATGGCTGTGGTAGAGATTACCTTGGTAAAGGTAAAGATGAATCAGCATTATACGAAGCTGCAAAGTCTTGGGGTG